TTGGAGGAAGTTTCTAATGGCTAAAATCAGAAATGCAGATGGTGATGGTTTTCTAAAGTATGCTGATGGGTCATTTATAGATTCTGATCACATGGAAAATGATGTTGTTTCCTTAGAAGAAACTGCACGGGATAATGTTTCCAATGTAGATACAGATGAAAAGATTGAAGACCTATTTCCTGAACTTGATCTAGAGACAGGAAAATTCACATTCGAAGATTGATTTTCTATTGATCTTAGTATCAAAAAATCCTTGCGGTTCGCGTTAGGTAGTTTTAAATTACACACATAGATTATTGGCTTTGAGCAAAAATGCCGTTACCCACACCTAATACGGGTGAATCTCAGGATAATTTTATTGCGCGTTGCATGAGTAATCCAACAGCAATTAAAGATTTTCCTGATACAACGCAAAGGGCTGCGGTTTGTTTTTCTCAGTTTGCAAAAGACGAGAGTGTAACCAAACATCATTTAATGAATATTAAAAAAATAGATGAGGAACTACAGATTGTTTACGCTGAAGTATATGTTCCTAATACCCCCGATTCAGATAATGATTTTATGAGTATCGAGACCGTGCGGGAAATGGGTCATAATTTTCTGGCAAATGGAAGGGTCACAAAGGTTGATGTAAATCATAGCAGGGATGAAATTTCTGCTGCTGTGGTCGAAAGTTTTATAGTTCGCAAAGGAGACCCAGATTTTATTGAAAATGCCTGGGTTGCAGGAATCAAAATTATGGATGATGCCGTTTGGGAACTGATAAAGAGTGGGGAGATTAACGGCTTCTCATTAGATGGTGTAGGGCAAGGTAAAGATACTGAACTGGAAATTGAAATTCCAGAGTTTGTAAAAGGTGAGACTGATAAGCAGGAGAATCATAAACATATCTTCAAGGTTCACTTCGATGAGGAAGGAACTTTTCTTGGAGGTCAAACAGTTGATGATGAAACTGATCATATTCACCTTATCAAGCGAGGTACTATTACTGAAGAGACCAATGACCATGCACACCGATTTAGCTTTGTTGAGGTATATACGCAATGACCCGTAAAAAGGTAATAATCCAAGCCCGTGAATTATCGGATATGGATGTGAATATCATCTCTCTAGTTAAGCGTGGTGCGAATCGTATTCCTTTTCGTATCGTAAAATCTGATGGAGAATCCACCATGAATCTTTCAAATCTTTTTGTTTGGAAACAAGAACCACAACCTGCTGCCCTGGTTGCTGTTGTACTAGCAAAAACAGCTAACCATGATGCCTATACCAAAGCCCTTGAAAAAGGGGGTTTTGATGTTGATCACGTAACAGAAGGGGAAGAAGGAACCATTACCCTGATGTTTACCAAGTCTGATGAAATGGAAGATGCAGTTGCATTGAAAATCTCAGATGAGGTTGCACTAATTATTGTCGGTGTTGAGAAGGGCTTGCTTGCCTTCCCCGATAGCAATTCCTTTATCGAAAATATAACCAAAGCAGGATTTGCGCCTTCGTATCGGATTGCGAATGAAATCCTGACTGAGACCGTTGGCAATATTATCTTCTCTGAAGGTGACGCTGAAGAAACCAAGACAGCGGTTTCAAAGGCAATTTCAGATTTCGGTGGGTACATCGAAGCAATCCTTTCTACCATCCCTGTTCAGGCTTTCAAAGCTGAAGAAATTGTAGTGGAAGTTGAAAAGGGTTTGCTGAATGCGCCTAACAAGCCAAAGAAAGCTGCCAAGAAAAAGCCTGCCAAGGAAACCAAGGATGAAGATGAGCAGGAAGATGCTGTAGCCGAAGATGGTGCGGATGAATCAGGTGATGAGTCTGGTGATGATGAATCAGGTTCGGATGATACGGATGACTCTGAAGAAGAAGGGGCAGAAGACAGTTCAGAAGAAGTATCGAAAGACCCAGATGGGGAAGATGATGCTTCCTCAGATGAAATCCAAGGTAAGGGTTCGGATGATGCTATTGCAGCAATGACCAAATCTTTAACTGGTATCGTTGAAGGTCTTGCGGAACTTAAAACTTCCCAGACTGAAGCGATGAAAGACCTTTCTGATCGGATGACTGATCTGGAAGCCAAGGTAAAAAAGACTGATGAAGCCCTAGCGGGTACTGTCAATTCTGAGGAAGCCGAGGATACTTCTGCGGCTGAACCGAAGAAAGTCGAAGCTGTAAAGTGGGATAACTTGTTGGACTTCGGTGACGTAGAGATTTCCTAAGTCTTTGAATTGTAACTTTTGTAAATTGGAGTATTAAATATGTCTTCTAATAGTAAGATTATCCAAAAAGCGGATATGACTCTGGCAGACTTGGCTTCTGGTGGTCTGTTAAATCCAGAACAAGCCGCTGCATTTATCCGAAAGCTCAGAATTACACCTACCATCCTTAACCAGATGCGTACTGTGGTAATGAGTTCCCCGCAACGTAACATTGACAAGATCGGTTTTGGTGATCGAATCCTGATGCCTGCAATTTCCGGTGTCGCTTTGGATGAAGATACATCCCCAACCAATCGGCGTAGTAAAGCAACCACTGAGCAAGTTCAACTGACTACCAAGGAAGTTATTGCTGAAGTTCGGTTGCCCTACGATGTTATCGAAGACAACATTGAACAGGGTGGTGCAAGCATTAACGCAGACCCGACTATGACAGGTTCAGGTGTTGTCCAAGGTGACTTCAAGGATACCATCATGGAACTAATGGCAGAACGTGTTGCCATTGACCTAGAAGAATTAGCGATTCTGGGTGACACTGGTTCTGGTGATGCGTACCTTGCCCTGTTGGATGGTTTCCTTGTGGCTGCGACTTCGAATATCGTAGACCAGGGGGCTGCTGTTATTTCCCGTACCATGTTCAAGAACGGTATCAAAACCCTTCCTGATCAGTACAAAAATCAACTTGCACAGTTGAAGAACTTCGTAAGCATGGACAACTACACCGAGTATCAGGACACTCGTGCGAATCGGGAAACCAATGGTGGTGATACCGTCAACGAACAGGTAACACCTATCCTTTGGGCTTTGGGAACAAAGGTTGAAGGTGCTGCTGTTATGCCTGCCGTGAATGGACTCTTCACCAATCCGAATAACATGATCTGGGGTATTCAGCGTCAAATGTCTGTAGAAGTTGACAAGATTATCACTGAGCGCGTTTTCGTTATTGTCATGACCCTGCGAATCGACTTCAAGTTTGAAGAAGAAGAAGCAGTAGTCAAGTACATTAACATCGGCTAATCTGAGTTGAAATGGGGGGATTAATTTCCCCCTGATTCAATCCTTCAACTTAAGAGGATACAGTTATGGAAATGGGAAGATGCCAAGGCATACGCCGCACGGTTAATGCTGCTGATGTTACTGCGGGTTCAATTGCTGTCCAAGCTCAAGACCTTGCCCCTACGGGGGCTACTGCTGTGGTGAGAACTGCTGCGGGTGGTCTGAAAGCCTGGGATGGTCTGTTACTTGTAGTAGCGAACACAGTCACGCTTGACAACTCTGGTGCAGTCGATTGGGCTGACACTGACACGATTGATATAGTAATTCTTTCAGGTTAGTTGTAGCATAAGGATAGACCCTGCAATATGGGTCTTCCTTTTTTGAATGCTGAGACTGAGAGGTTACACAATGTTAGTTCGTTTAACTTTCGTAAAACGATTTTTAAAAGATAATTTTCTATATCTTAAGAAGCGTATCTACAATGTAGAAGAAGCAATGGGTTTGCGTCTTTGTGGCTTGATGGACAAAGATTTACCTATGTTCTCTATTGTTGACCCCGCAAGTGTGGGAGATTCCCCCGTGATCAATCTTCAAATTGACGATGAGGTAGAAGAAATTCCTGTAGTTCAACACACTGTTGTAGCGGTTGGTTCTGCAAAGAAAGCCAAAACCGTTACAGAAAAATCTGCTGCGAAACCCAAAGCCAAGGCAAAAGCAAAATTAAAAAAGCCCACTGCCAAAGCTGCTAGTGAGAAATCAAGTAACGTAGTAGAGGTTTAATTTATGACTTTCCCCCTTGCATCAGTAGATGATTTAATTACTAGGATTAATGCTATCGATGCAGAGGGGTTAAGACCTTTGCTATATGAATCGTTAAAATCTGCATCTATTCAACTCCGTGAGATTTTACGGTTGGGTGAACTTGATGCGGGGGTTCAAGTTGTTGAGGATTTTCTGATTGA